TCAGGGATAGAAATAGGAATCGTTGTAGTAGTTTCAATATCCTTTTTAACAACAGTAATTTTACCAGTTTCCTTGTTAAATTGTAATAAACATCCTCCGGTTGGTTTAGTTGTAAGATCTATAGTTTCTTTTTTTTGTTTGCGATTAGGAGCCCTATGTTCGTAACCGCTAACTCTTTCTTTCTCAACTATAGTCCATATTTCTTCCAAAGAACTAATATTATCTTTAAACCATTGTCTATTTCTACAAACTAACACACAACTTAATTGTTCAAGTTTCCAATATATAGTTTTCATGTATGTATAGTTAAATTCTGGATTATATTGATAATAATCAACAACATTTTCTTGCCATTGGGTAATATCATCTGGGTGAATTAAATCTAATGGTCTATATACGTAAAATGGTTTTCCTTCTTTTGTATGAAAGTAAATGATTGAACCTTTCATTTTATTATCCTTGGATAAACATACATTTTTAAATTCAATACCTTCATCATCTTCATAATATTCATCTAATGTATCATAAATATAAGAAGCAGTGTCAGGATATTCAGTAAATTTAGTCTCTAAAAAGTCACATTCATCAAGGTCACAAACTTCCATTTGAAGTTGCATTTGAATCCAATATTCTTTCTTTGGAATTCCATCAATCTCTCTATTGACGATATTTTTAATTTCTAACATGCGTCCATATCTCTGCGATTGTTTATCAACATTAATTCCATCAGGTGATGCTCCTAAGAATAAATATTTTTCATGTTGAATACAACCAAAATCTTCAATTTTTGTTTCATATTTATGTTCATAAATTTTTATAGAAAGAGGTTCATATTTCTGACCCCAGTGTAATGTTGTGTTAGTATTAACCATTATAACTTCTTTAATTTCTTTAATGTCTTCTGTATCACCATCAATATCATCATTATCTTCCGATATGAATAAACTTTGGTTTAACGGTTGACATTTTTCATAAATAAGTTGATTTTTAACTGTTTGACTTTCAAATGCTTTATATGCGTTTGAAGCAGTAATTAAGTTATGGCGAGATTCGTACCATTCTTTAGTTCTTTGTGTTGGTTGTGGTTTATTTCGTAAAATATCTAGTTGTTCATCAATGAACTCTGAATCAGGTTCTTCTAAGATTATTGTATCTGGATATGAACGTGGTGGCATAAAATGTTTAAAGAAGTCTTTTTTAGTGTGTTCAATGATTTCATCCATTTCATCCTCGGCGTCATCATTATAAAATATGTCAAAATCAAAATGAGAATGCATTACTCCTTGAATATTTTCATCAAAAATATCTTCAAAATCCGGTTCAGAAATAAGAGTAGGATGATCTCTAATAAATTCTTCCATTAAAGATGTACATGTTTGATATAATTCCAAAGATTCCTCATCATTAAAGTATTTGGGGTCTTCTTCTGGAATAATAAGTTCCGTAACGTCAGTTAATTCGCTATAGATTTCAGTCATATCTATATAATTTATATAATTGTTTTTATACTATTATTTGAATCAATTTTATTATTTTTTTATAATATATAATATATGACAGCACAATTTTATATTTATTTAATTCTCTCAGCTATTTTGACAGCAACAGTTATTCCAATTATAAAAAAATATATAACAACAAAAAACTCATTATGGATTGGCCTAGCTATGTTATGGTATGTATTAATAATATGGTTATATACAATTATATTAACTGTGGATAATATGTCAGTTATTTATTCAATATTAAAAGTTTTAGATATTTTAATAGTATTAGGATTTGGAGTATTAATGTTTAAAGAATCACTAACTATGCGTCAGATAATTGGAATAGTGTTTGCGATTATAGCAGTAGTATTATTATCAAAATAGATGCGAATAAATAAAATTATAAACTATATTATATTTTTATAATTTTAATCATTTTCTGATTCAGAATCATCTTTATTTTTAAGATTTTTAGCTGTACCTTGTTTTTTCTTGGGAGCTAGTCCTTTCAAAGTTGATACTCTTTTGTCTAAATTTTTAAGTGTAAAATGATTTGATGGTTTATTATAACATAATGCAGGAATCTCTTTAATTTCTCCAGTTTCTTTATTATAATTAACATCTTTAACGCGTTGTAATTTCTTTTTATCAAGACAATCTCTAAAGAAAGCAATTAGTTGGTCGTATTCAATATCAGTTAAATTATTTAAAGCCTTATAATTGTCGGCGAATAATGTTAGTTTCTTGATTTTAGCTGTTTTATCTAATTTACTCCAAGGTTCATTGGAATTAGTTATTTTTTCATTTTCAAGAAATTTATCTAAATTAGCGAGATCACTAGAAGATTTACTCTCAGGCCATGGAACACCATTTAATATCATAGATTTATATTTAAGTGTTTTTAACTCATTACAATCAGTTGTTTGAATTTCCTTGTTCATTTTATATACTATATTGTAAAATAGATTTTAACTTAGTTTCATATAATAATAATTAAACTATGTATATTTAAAATAATATTTATATTGATTTTGTAATAAAGTTAATTATTTTACGATACTATATATAATGGATAGTATTGATAATGATGATACTACAAATATAAAAAAAATAATAATAGAAGAACCTAAACTTCAACGAGACAAAATAAAAAAAATTAACTGTGAAAAAGAAAGAAAAATGAGAGTTGAAACTAAAACTTGGGGTTTAAATAATGAAGAATTAACTCATCAAGTACAATTAGAGTTTTTAATGTCTGATAATTTTATACAAAATGATATCAATGATAAATATATATCAAAACTAACAAGTCATATTAAAAATAAAATTTACAATTATAGACAACAAGATATAATTAAAAAAAAGTTAAATGAAAAGGAATTTGTTAGTTTTGAAGAAACACTAGATCTATTAAAAAATTGTAATATGAAATGTTGTTATTGTTCTAGTGAAGTTTATATTTTATATGAGCGTGTAAGAGAAATGAAACAATGGTCGCTTGATAGAATTAATAATGATATAGGTCATAATAGTGGAAATTTAGTAATTGCCTGTTTGGAATGTAATTTAAAAAGAAGACGAACTAACAAAGATGCATTTATGTTTACAAAGAATATGGTAATAATTAAAGAAGGAAATTAATATTCTTCTAAATTTGATTCGTAATATTTTTCTGATTCATTCAAGATTTTAGAGTATAAATCATAATTAATGTTAATTTGGTCATATAATGGTTTTAAATCATGAAATAAATCTGAAAGAATTTCCCAATATGGCTTACAAATATAACTAATATACTTTATTTCATGATTATAAAATGAAGATGAACTGTTAATATTGAATGATGTAAATGGTTTTAACCCCTTTTCTTTTTCTTTTTCTGTTTGGATATAGAACTCAAAAGATACTTTCCTTGCCCAAGCTTCACACTGTTCAGGTTCTTGAATAGGATTTCCAACATCAGCAGCATGAACAAATATTTTTGCTACTAAATATTGATCATCAATAGATTCAAAATTAAACCCATTTTCTTTTCTAGTTTTCATAGATTCAATAATGGATTTATGATTTGCCATATCGGTTCCTAAAATACAATTAATGATCGTTTTTCTACAAATAATAAATTCATCATGAGTATAATTTTGAAAAATATGGTGTTTTTTAATAAGCTCAAATGCTAAATGACAGTGATATTGTTCAAGAACACTCAAGTCATTATATCTACAAGCTAAATCTGAGCATGTATTGATTTCAAATAAATTATTATTACCTGGGTGTCCGATATCATGTACTAATGCACTGATAAGAATTGAAAATGAAACATGAGGATTAAGATTATATAACAGTCCGCATTTATTAAGTAAAACATATGTTGTATGTAATACATGTGTTGCATGGTAAAAGTTGTGATATGATACATCATTGTATTTATCACAAACATCTTTTACAAATCCTTTAAGACAAACAGAATTAACTTTTTGATATTCCATAATTTCAAAGAAAGTCTTAAAAATATAGCAAACTATATTTCTAAGAATAAATGTGTCATCCATCTTGAGTACATCAAATTTAATTGTAAAAATATCATCAGGAATGATAATATATTTATTTACGAGTTCAGAGTAATCCATTTTAGATACGATATCAATCTTTGGTAAATCGTGAACTGCGTGGATTAATGATAATTCATTGCAAGAGGGGGATCTGGATTTTTGTCTAGGAAGATATAGAGGAGATACAGGTTTAAAGGACTCCATTGTCGTTTGCTATTATGTATATGTTAATATATTTATGTATCATATAATTTCAATTTTTTTAACCCTCTTACCCAAATTCCTAAATACCTAAATTCCTAATTTTTAAAATAAATTAAGTTTAATGATACATTATTTTAAAATTAATTATAATAATGTCTACTACGTGGAAATGGAGTACAGGTGAGGCTTATTATAAAAGTGCTAGACCAGAAAAAAACGAAAAACAACAGGAGGAAAGTTATGATTCTCAACAAAATGCAATCAACCAATCTTTAGCAGATGATTCATTTTTTAACCAAGATTCTGACCTAATAAATATAACTAACTCTATGTTCTCAAGAAATCAAAATGCTAGTGGAACAAGACGCGAAGATTTAGACACAAAAATAGCGGATCGTGAAATGATTGCTCAAAGAGGCATAAATCCATTTTTACAAACAAGTTATGTAAATGATGTAGTTGCGCGTGATATGTTTTTAAAACCAATAAATACAACATTTGAGCGTTCTAAAGAGAAGTCAAAAGAAGAAACATAAAGATAAATAGTGTCTAATATATATGGTTTATTTACCGAATGAAATATTAAACATAATTTTTTCGTTTGTTCCAAGAACACGAACTAACAAATTAATGAAATATATAATTGAAGAATGTTACGAAGAAGATTACGACCCATATTATTACGAAACTATTTATGATGATTATCGTTATAATTATACATTTAAAGAATGGTATTTTTTATATAGAAAATGGTGGATTCTTAAAAATAAAAAAATTTACAAACATACACCATATCCAACGTATGTAGGAACAGATAAAACATTGTATTTATTGTAAAATTGTTCTTTAAGTTAAAAAATATATTATTTAATTTTTAACTTAAAGAAATATTCCGGCATATTTAGATAGCCTTAACGCACATTGTGTGAAGTAATCTATTTGCTAAATAGGCTAAGAAAGAATTAAATAAAATGAAAATAGAATTTACTATAAACATTGTATTTATTTTCTTAATATGTGTAATCATAAAATAAGCTATTGATATTACACTCATGACAAACATTACACCAAATACAATTGACAATACATAAAAATAAACACAGTACTCTCTTGGTAGAGGGCCAAAATATTGATCCATAAAAGAAGCCATAATAATATTTATTTAGATATTAA